AATTTAGCGCAGAAATACACGGATAGATTAGAACTTTGTTCACGTGGTTTAGGTCGTTTGTTGAACTATAAAAGAAAATTGCATAACTTAGCCATGTGAAATACTTAACGATACTTTTATTTCCTTTCATTATAGCCTTATTCTTTTTGGATAGGGCTGTACTTGTTTTTGTTTGGAGCGTTCCGAGTGTTAAGATTCAGAAATGGTTGTTTAATGAGTTGGAAATGCGAAAGAGTTTGATTCGTGTTTTAGGTGGTTTGATAGTTGTATTATTTATTTTATTGTTGTTTATAATTGGACACTAACCGTTTTTTAAATGACCTTTACGCAGACCATAAACACTGGATTAAAGTTGTGCGCTCGTTTGGAGAGTATTATTTAGCTGAAGATATAGTTCAAGAAATGTATTTAAAGCTGGCGAAACACGAAAACAAAGAAAGGTTTTACCGCAACGGAACTATTTACAAGGGGTTTGTATGGATTGTTTTACGAAATATGTACTATGACTTCGAAAAGAGTAAACAAAGGCTACAGAAAGTCGATATAACGGAGGCAATACAGTTAGTTGATGAAAGTAGCTCATACGAAAAGACGAACGCTCAAAAGCAATTAGAAGTAAAAATAAACGAAACAGTAAACAGTTGGCATTGGTACGACAAACTATTATATGAACTTTACCGAGATACAGGAATGAGTACGCGCCAAATACAAAAATGCACGGGTATTAGTTTTAAGTCAGTATGGCAAACGTTAAAATACTGCAAGGATAGTTTAAAAATAGAAGTCGGAGAACATTATGAGGACTACAAAAACGAGGATTACGAATTAATAAAATAAAAACATGGCAAGAAAAAGACGAACAAAAGCTGAGATATTAGCAGCTGAAAGTAAAGGATTAGGAGATACCGTTGAAAAGGTACTTGAAGTAACTGGAGTAGCAAAGGTTGCTAAATGGTTACTTGGTGAAGATTGTGGGTGCGATGAACGCAAAGCAAAGTTAAACGAGTTGTTTCCTTACAGAAAGGCGAAGTGTTTAGAACAAGCTGAGTACGATTGGTTAAAAGAATGGTTTGACAAAAAGTCGGAAGTAATAAAGCCAAGTGAACAAAAGACAATACTTGCAATTCATTCAAGAGTGTTTGGAGTGCGCAATGAACCAACAAGCTGTGGGTCTTGTATTTTGGAAAGAGTAAACCAATTAAAACAAGTTTATAACACTTACGAAGATGCCGATTCCCAAGCCAACAAGTAACGAAACAAAGTCAGAGTTCATTCAACGTTGCATGACTGATGACACAATGGTAAATGAGTTTGAAAACACGGATCAAAGATTAGCAGTTTGTTCAACAAGTTATGAAGAGAATCTATCCAAAAACACGAACGAAAATTGAGCCTAACATTAACCAGCGATTACTATATTGTATTTATGAACCCAAATAAACATAAGTCAGATTGGAACGCTCTAAGGTTAATAATGCAAGTAACAGAAATAAACTATTGTGTGTTCATAGATTACAAGTTGTATGCTATGGAAATTTACCCGGTAGATAAAGACGAATACGAAAGTTATAAATACAACCCTAATTAAATGAAGTTAGTTAAAATAAGTGAGGTTAAACCAAACCCAAAAAATCCAAGAATAATAAAAGACGGAAAATTCCAAAAGTTAGTTAAGTCTATCCAAGAATTTCCTGATATGCTAAATAAACGCCCTCTAATCGTTTTTACAGATGTTGACGGTAAATACGTTGTCTTAGGTGGTAATATGCGTTTAAAAGCCTGTAAAGAGATAGGATTAAAAGAAATACCGATTATAGTAGCAGACGAATGGACTGAGGAACAAAAAAACGAATTCTTAATTAAAGATAATGTTGGTTTTGGAGAATGGGACTGGGATAGTTTAGCAAATGAATGGGATGTTGAAAGTTTAGATAATTGGGGTTTAGACTTACCGGGTTTTGATTTAAACGCTGATGAATTAGGAACTGAATTTAGTTTACCTGATGGAAATAAAGCACCGTTTCAACAAATGACTTTTACTTTAGCAGATGAACAAGCGGAGCAAATTAAAAACGCAATAGCAGATATTAAAGAAACTGAAGAGTATAAATATTGCGAAACAATGGGTAACGAAAACACGAATGGTAACGCACTTTATTTAATTATTATGCAATGGGCAGAGCAAAGGAAATAATAGTTAAGGTTATACCCGCAAAGATTGCTAATGAGTTTGTAAAGAAACACCACTATTCAGGTAAGGTAGTTCCAAATTCTATATTGCATTTTGGCTGTTTTTTAGACGAACAGTTACACGGGGTTTTAAGTTATGGTACAAGTATGGATAAAAGAAAAATTTTACCACTTGTTGAAAACACGAAATGGAATGAAATGTTAGAATTAAATAGAATGGCTTTTAATGATTACTTGCCTAAAAATTCAGAAAGTAGATGCATTTCAATTTCAATTAAATTAATTAAAAAAAACGCGCCGCATATAAAATGGTTATTAAGTTATTCAGATGGAACACAATGTGGTGATGGTACAATATATAGAGCAAGTGGTTTTTGTTTAACTGGAGTAAAAGAAAATAAAACAATACTTGAATGGAACGGAAAAATAATTGCAGACAAAACACTTAATAATTCAAATTATAAGGCAATTGGATTAAGCGCTGGAAAAGCAAAAAAACAAGGTGCAAAACCTTTAATAGGGTATCAACTCCGCTACATTTACTTAATAGATAAAAAATGTAAAATTACAGTTCCTATATTACCTTTTTCAAAAATAGATGAATTAGGAGCGGGTATGTATAAAGGAAAAAAAGTAACTTTACAAGAACGAAAACAACAAGCGTCGGAAGCATAAAAGTAATGCGTTAATCATTCCAGATTAAAGAAGGGGTGCGATACCACCCCGACGCTCTATTTACAACGAGAATACAACAATCACAATGGCAAATAAAGATATAGAACCACGTTGGCAAAAAGGCGAAAGCGGAAACCCTAACGGAAGACCAAAAGGCGCAAAGAATAGAAGCACAATAGCAAAGTATTGGCTGGAGGTAAATCAAAAGCTTAAAAACCCTTTAACGGGTGCTGAAGAAACAATGTCGCAAGAAGATTTAATGACTTTGGCGCTAATTAAAAAAGCACGCGAAGGCGATGTAGCAGCATATAAGGCACTAATGGATAGCGGTTATGGTGCGCCATTACAACAAATAGAACAAACAATATTAGAACAGCCATTATTTCCAGATGTTCAAGAGAACGACAGCAACGAATAAGGTTCTTGCTTTAAAAAGACGAACTAAAATAATACAAGGAGGTACGGCAGCTTCGAAAACGTATTCTATTTTAGCAGTTTTAATAAACAAAGCAATACAACAACCTAACTTAGAAATTAGCGTAGTAGCTGAATCTATACCACATTTACGTAGGGGAGCGTTAAAAGACTTTCTTAAAATACTTAAATGGACTAATCGCTTTAACGATGAACAATTCAACAAATCTTTATTAACCTATAACTTTAAAAATGGAAGTGTTTTTGAATTTTTTAGTGCGGACGATAGCTCTAAGTTACGTGGTGCTCGCCGTGATATTCTTTATATTAACGAATGCAATAATGTTACCTTTGAATCTTATAATGAACTTGCTATACGGACTAAAAAAGAAGTATTTTTAGACTTTAACCCAGCTAATGAATTTTGGGTGCATACCGAACTAAAAGACGAACCAGACGCAGACTTTATAATTCTTACCTACAAGGATAACGAAGCTCTTGACAAGTCAATTATTGACCAAATAGAAAAGAACCGAGAAAAAGCGTCAACAAGCACGTATTGGAGTAATTGGTGGCGTGTTTACGGCTTAGGCGAAATCGGAATGCTTGAGGGCGTTATATTCAGCAACTGGAAACAAATTGATAGTATTCCAAGTGATGCGAGATTGATAGGAATTGGACTTGACTTTGGATACACGAATGACCCCACCTCAGCAGTTGAGGTTTATACATGGAATGGTCAAAGAATATTAAACGAACTTGTTTACCGTACAGGAATGATAAACAGCGATATTGCTAAAATACTTCCTGATAACGTTCCAATATATGCGGATAGTTCCGAGCCTAAGTCAATAGAAGAGATTAGACGGTACGGAAAGACGATAAAAGGAGTAACAAAAGGCAAGGACTCAATAAACTTTGGTATTCAAATAATGCAAAGCCAAGAATACTTAGTAACGTCAAACAGCACGAATCTAATCAAAGAATTACGTGGCTACATTTGGGACACTGATAAAACTGGCGTTCGTTTAAACAAGCCTATTGACTTCAACAACCACAGCATTGACGCAGCACGTTACCACGAAATGGAAGTGTTGGGAGTTAATCCACATTATGGTCAGTATTTTATTCATTAATTTACATAAATGACAGATGACCTACCGTTAATGGTGCGCACAGTTGAGAAATTCATCTTAGAAAAGAAAGGTATTCGCATAAAAATAGTGTTTGATGATCCTATGAAAATACGAATACACACAAAAATGTTAGGGCAAGCCTTCGATATTGCCTTAGCTTACTACAATTATCAAATCTAAAGTTATATAAATATGAAAACGGAAATAGTAATTCCAACAACGCTTAGTGAAATTCCATTAATGAATTACCAAAAGTTCATGAAATTGGTTGAGGATTCAAACGATGAAGAGTTAATCGCTCAAAAATCTATTGAAATTTTCTGCGGTTTAAATATGCGTGACGTATTAAAGATTAAATGGAGTGATGTTGTTGGATTGGCTAATCATTTTAACGAATTATTCCAGCAAAAGACGGATTTCAAAACTACGTTTAAAATACAAGACATGGAATTCGGTTTCATTCCTAATTTAGAAGATATGAGTTTCGGTGAATATGTAGACTTGGACCACAATATAGGCAAGGTTGAAACATTTCACAAAGCAATGGCAGTTCTTTATAGGCCGATAACCAAAAAAACGAAACAAAGCACTTACGAAATAATGCCGTATTCAGGAACGGATGAATTCGCTGAGTTAATGAAATACACTCCTTTGGATATTGCAATGTCAGCATCGGTTTTTTTTTATCATTTAGGAAACGACTTAGTTCAAGCTTCGCTTACCTCTTTGGAAGTGGAGATGAAGAAGAACAAGGAACTCAACACGACTATTCAGAACGGACTCAATTCAATAAGCAATGGGGATGGTATAATTCAATATATGCACTCGCTAAAGGAGACGTTACAAAGTTTGATGAAGTTACCAAATTGGGAATACGGAAGTGCCTTACCTACCTTACTTACGAGCGACAGCGAACTGAAATTGAAAATAGAGAATTAAAAAGAAAATTTAAAAATGGGTAATTATTATAATTTACTGGATACGTTAAAAGGACACTTCGATAATGACGCGTTTATAAACACGGTAACGGAGGGTGACATATTCGCTGTTGACTTGTCTAAACAAACAATTTTTCCTTTAGCGCATATAATTGTAAATAGTAGCACGATTGAGAATAACATAATTCGTTTTAATGTATCTATTTTATGTATGGATATTGTTGATATTTCAAAGAACGAAAACACGAATATATTTATCGGAGACAACAACGAACAAGACGTTTTAAATACAATGTTTGCAGTTCAAAATAGGCTTTACGAAAGTTTAAGACGTGGGGAATTATTCAGCGACAATTTCATGGTAGATGGTAACGCAACAGTTGAGCCATTCGCTGAACGCTTTGAAAATTACTTAGCAGGCTGGACAATGACACTCGATATTTTAGTTCCTAACTCAATGACTATTTGCTAATGAGTGAAACACTAAAAGCCTTACAGAAATTTAGAGATGAAGTTGTTAGCCAAGCGAAAGCCGAATTAAAGCGACAAAATAAAGATACGTCTGGAAAATTATCCAGCTCAATAAAAGGTGAAGTAAAAGAGTTCCCAAATTCAATCGGCGTTTATTTTGACATGGAGGCTTACGGTAACTTCCAAGATAAAGGGGTTTCGGGTACTCATAAAAAATACAATACAGATTATTCATATAAATCAGGTTTATCAAATAGACCAAGTCCGAGACACTTTGATAAATGGGTAGTTCGAAAAGGATTAGCACCGAGAAAACAAGGCGGTCAATTTGCGTCACGTTCAGGAATTAAATTTGCTTTGGCTGCGCATATACAAAAATACGGAATCAAACCAAGCTTGTTCTTTACTAAGCCATTTGAGAAAGCATTTAAGAAACTTCCGGACGTGTTAATAGATAAATACGGATTAGATGCTGAAACGCTTTTAAATTCAATATTAAATCAAAACTTAAAAAATATAAAATGAGTATTTTCGCACGTTCACCTTATATAATCGAAATATCCGAAACAGGTCAAGAGGGTTCAAAGATAGAATTAAGATTATGGAACGGAACTGGCTCAGCACCAACCGACCCTCAATATATACTTAGCAAATTAATTCCAGCTTCAAACAACGTAAACACGTATTATAATATTTCACCTTACATCCGAGAGTACATAAGTTGGAATGTACGACAACAAATATATAATACTACGCCAGATTCCGAAACAACACAATGGTGCAACGCACAAGTAAAACGTTATAAATTAGATACAGGAGTTTACACGCTTTTAAGTACTACAACTTATAAAGCATTTGATGGCTTTGGGTATTACGAACAAGGTTATAATCCTAATTTATATTCGGTTACTACAGTTTTACACGATCAGGGAACGTTTACTTATGCTTATGATAGTTCTATTAATCCAAGCTCAAATAATGCTTATAGAGGAGGTCATGCCACTGTATTAACCGATACGCTTTATCGAGCGAGATATACTAATTTAAGAACTGGAGCCGTAACCACTGTTAATATATCTTCATTGACTCCCACTTTAAAAGACGTTTACAGAGTTCACCCAAATAATTATGCCGATGGAAATAAATTTCAAATAGGCACTTTATCCGGAATTACATTTACATCATTATGGGAAGCAACATTCAAGCCGAATTTAAATTGTAGATATACGCCTGTATTATGCGACTTTGTAAATCAATATGGAGCATGGCAAAGGACTTGGTTTTATGCAGCTTCAAATAACACGCTAAGCGTTGAAAACACGAAATACAATTTAATG